AGCTGATCATATGTAAGAATACGTCCAGATATTTGCTGTATTTTTTCAGATGGAGCATTATGTAACTCCTCTATGGTTTCTTCGCGGAGATCGCTAACTACTTGTAGTAAACGAGCAAAGTGCTCGTGATTAGATAACGCTTTTAAATCTTGTTCTAGACTCATCAATTATTTATTTTGTGCAGCTTGTTCTCTAGCTTTTTTATCTGCTTCAAATCCAGGATGACCAGCTCTGTTGAATTGGTGTTTGCCTACCATAAATGTACCTACATCTTGAGAAGCATCGTAATCAGCATCTCTTCTTCTAAATCCTGTAGAATCAAATATTTCCATAGGTAAATTTCTTTGCATAATATAATTAACTGCTCTAGCTGTATCAGATGCTAAATATATAGCTTTTCTTGCTTGTTCTAAGTCTTTTGTAGTTACCGGAGAATCTTGTTTTTTAAAAGTTCTTGTTTTTGAATTTGCTACTTGATATTGGCCCGGATAAAATATTATATCAGAAATAGTTGGTTTTTTATTTATACTATTCGGCATAAATGTAGATGGTAAAACTTGTTCGGTGTTAATTAGCTCGTGTCTATTTAATATGCTTTTTGCAACAGCAAACATACCATCTAATCCTTCCCCCCTAGATTCTAAAGCTATAGCCATAGTCAAATTATCTAAGTCTGTTTTTTTTTGCATTTCTGCCGCTCTTTTAGCGCTGTACTCTTGTGGTGACATATTATATTCCTTGTGTTTGAACATCTCCCATCTGAGCTGGTTCTGTACCAACTCTTCCGATTTGAGCATTCTGCATTTGTTGCATTTGGAATGTATATTGTCCAGCATACTTTTCGATTCTAGCGGCAAAGGCTTCATCGGACTGCAAGCGATTAGCAACATCTGGCTGAGAAGCATACTGCTGTATAATCTGTAACGCAATCTGTGCACCATTAGGTCTAGCTGGCATTTCAATACCCGCAAAAATCTTAGATAAATCATCGGTTACTTGTTTGACAACTTGCTCTTGAGCTGCTTCAACGGGTTGAAGTACACTATCCGCAAGAACCGGATCAACAGCAAAAGCAGCACTGTCGAGAAGACTGTTAACATCAATTCGACCGTTACGATCCAATTGCGTAAGTGAAACCATTTGTTGGAGTTTACTCTCTTGAGTCTGTGGGTCATTGTTAAGAACATCATAATTAATTATTATATCAAAGTTTTCATCTGGGTTGCCTCTATCAAATACTTGTGGATCTGGAGATCCTGTTACTCTAAAAAACGTAGACTCCGGCCCAAATCTTTGGTAACATCTGTAACACATTTGCAATACTTCTGCTGAGTGTTGTAAAAATTTATCAACTAAAAATTGTTTACGAATCTGGCTAATAGCAGATGTTTCATCCAATCCACATAATCTATCCGCTTGATCTTCCATAGTTCTTTCCATTTCTATAGAACCTGTAGGCGGTGGCGGAGTAGGTGCAAAATCAAGATCACCCTTACGTCTGTATGGTATCATCCTGCCCGGTCCCCAATCTGTAGGTGCTTGTCCTACTGGATGTAAAATCGGTGGTAATGTAGCAATACTGTTTCTATCAATTCTAGAATCTCTTTCTACTTTCACTTGATTTTGTATACCTCTCAATACATCTGGTATTGTTTGAGTATCATATAATCGTTTACTATCTTCTGATAGTTTACTTACGACTACGGGATAATCTTCGTATCCATTCAGTAACTCAAACTTAGCAAATCCTGGTGATTGCTCGTTACCATTAAATTCTTTATGAAACACTGTACAATATATACCTTCGGATCCATCTTCTGGATCAATCAATCTTTGATATCCGTATACAATCTCTATGAGTTCATTAGCCTCGTATGCATTGTCTGTTAATGATATACTTCTACGGCCAACATCAAAGTAACAATATCGTAATCATTGTCACCTTGTAAAATAACATCTGCTACTACTGGATCTATCTCTGCTATCTGATCTAAAGTAAGTTTTTGTAAATATGTTCTATCCTCTCGTAACCAACCTACATATGTAATTAATATACCTCGCTCAAGTAAATAGTTGGCACCTAGTTCCATTTCTTTCTTAAATCTAGGTATATACCCACTAGATACCATCCATTTTAAAAAGCTAGATACTAGTTTACTACGAGCAATGTCCCCACTTTCTACTGGGAACGCACGAATGTTAGAACGATTCAATGAAGATATAAATAACGCAACCAATCTAGTAATGCGCTCATCTATAGTATGCGCCTCCATATCAGCAGCACCTTCCCAAGGAAAAGCATCAGCCCCGTGCTTTCTGTGGTCACGGCTCTTGCCTGGCCACATATTTCTGCGGTCATCATAGCTATTGCGGCACAAATCAAAGTAAGCTTCAAGCTCTGTTACAGTTTGATCGTACGCATAACACAATGTTTTGATATCGGGCTCTTTACCTACATACGTAAGAGCTTCTGAGATTGAGTCACTTTGCATAGTTTATTTAATATAATATCATAGCTATCAACCTCATTAAGTTCTTTGTGGTGTTTTTACCCAATTGTATTTAGGCTCAAATCCACTGTTGTCTGCCTCGAAGTATATTAGCTTACCTTTTGTTAGTCTACCCTGCATTCTTCTAGGTATCTTAACCTTGACTTTCTTTACTTGTTCTTTCAAGTAAACCATCACATAATTAGGATTCAATGCTTGAGTAATTATCTGACCTCTGTATAAAACAGGCATTGAAATAAACTCATCCAGTATTCTTTGACCGTCTTCGTCTATCCAAGTGTTTCTACCTTTTCCAGATACCATCTCTTCTTCTAGTTCTTTGAACGTTATGTCCAAGCCTTCCTCAAACGGAATGCCGTATTCTTCTGTTATTTCTGTTAGTCTTTTTTTGGCCATTAGTAGCCTCCTTTTGTTTTTGTTGTTGTTAGTAAACTCCTCGCATCAATATGATCTGGCCCTTCTCCGGCGTTAGACATCCTAAGATATCTAATTACATCAAAGAAGTCCTTGAGGGGTTCGTCAGACTTTCCGCTTGAGTTATAGTTAATTAAAGAATCTATTAGGTTTCCGCAATCACTATGTACATAACACATTGGCTGGTTTGCGTCATCTATCTCTACATTTGGATTATAACTAAACCACTCATCCAATGCACTTATACCTAGCTCCTCTTGTCTACCATCACTAGGATAAAAATGCATCCCGTGATCATAGAACGCTGTAAATAAATCATCATTGTTTTCATTCTCTCTAGCAAAGTATCTAGAGTCACCTATTCGCTCTACCACTTTTATCTCTAGCTCTTCTTCTATCTCCTTGAAGAGATCTACATAGCCTTCTACATTGAGTCCGATCTTTTTTGATGCTGGTCCAAACCTCCACTTTGGATCCCCAAAAACTGCCCACTCGCCATATGTATCACGGTCGGGCCACTCTCTACGAATAAAGACCCTACCATCTCTATCCACTCCCGCCCATATTGCAACATAGTTCCTAGCACCGGCGGGGTCGACCACCATATAACAAGAGTAGTTGGACTTATCAGATATGTTCGGGAAGGTTCTTCCTCTTTTATTTGGTACTTCAGATAATACATTTAGCTCAGTGTTGAATAAAGGTAACAGCGATGTCATAGACTTTACAGGCACTCCATATGCTCGTACTAGTATCTCATCCTCTGGTCGGCCTCTTAGGTCTTTAGCTATTCTATCATAGCCCCCAAAAGGATTCTCATCAGAATGCAGATACACTACTCCAGCATCTCTGTCTGGACTGTACTGCTCTATAGGTACTTGTCTATCTTTCAAAAGCTGCGCACTTCTGGTTTGTGTTGTTTCAGCGCCCTTCAGATACTCGCTGATAAAAGGTGTGTATCCATCAATCGGTGTAAAACCTATGACCATCTTAGCATCTCTTGTTGCTAATCTAAACCTCAAAGTATTCACCAATGTAGCATCTCCTAAGTACTCGTCTAACCAAGCTCCTAAGTTTAGTTTGTCCGGTCTCTTGAACCCAAATTCGAATCCCTCCAAGATTGTTTGATTATTGCTGAACTGAGTGTAAGTTTTAAAATCAACTCTAGTTCTAGTATCTGGAAAGATAAAGCTACTACCAGTAAAACCATTTTGCATAGAATAATTTATATAACCTTCGATACTTTTTGTTTTCTTACGAAACTCACGGGGCATCATCTCCCATACAGCGGACTGCTGTACTTTAATAGATGTATCGGCGTTTTGACTGAAGCATACGATATGGCCGTCAGTGTTCTCCATTACTGCTTTCATAATTATCTTAGCACAGCCAGTAGTCTTGCCACTTCTATTACCACCTAATACCAAGCATTCATTATATTTACCTAGTGCATTACTCATACGTTCCCAGCCATCTAAGTCAAAGCCATACCTCACGGGATCATCCACAGAGGCCTTTATACGGCCCTCGTGGGCATTATATAACTGCTCCAATACCTTGGGGTCGTGCTCTGCTAAAAGGACTATATCCTCGTCCGTAGGCGCTTCTAGGAAAGGATGCTTGCTAAACTGTATTTCCATTTATTCTTCTTTTTTGCTTTTCTCCACTACTACTTGTCTGCAAGCCATAAACAAACAACCAAATATAATAAAAAACCAAAAACCAAAATAAACCGCTATAGTGCTATCCATCTTCTTCTGATTCTTCCTCCTCTTCTGTATCCCATACTATCTCTACGGAATCTATTTCTTGGTCCATATCTAACTGGGTTTCCTTTACAAGCATACGCCCTACTCTGTAGTTAGTAAAATGCTCGCCTAGGTTGCCACGGACGCGGTCAAAGAGGTCATCATAATCACTGTCAATCATTGTTGTTTTCTATTATCTCCGGTTGGTCAACTCTTTTCATATCTTGTAATCTTTTCTTAGCTGCCTTGATGGTGTCCTCGTAGTCTTCTTGGGTCACCACCTTACGCTCCTCTGTTATCTGTGTAGCCTCGCCTCTAGATGTCATAGTCTCTCTGAATGCATTACTCTTGGCTATAGATAACTCTTTGATATCGCGAAAACTGACCGTTAACTCTGGATCATTCTCTAATCTATCCCGCACCTTATCTACTAAATCTTCTTCTAAACTACTGAGACTCATATAGTTACGGGCCGCAATCTTGCCAGCGACCTCTCGAAGCTTGCCCAAATGATCAGCGTAATCTACCAATACCTGGATTACGGTTGATCTTTGTATTCCGTACTTGCGAACAATTTGAGTCTGACTTTTACCTAACGAATACAAGTAAAGTATCTTAGCTACCTTTTCCGGGTTATGACGGGACAAACTCTTGACTTTCATAAGTTCCTTATCAGCATT